TTCAGGTGTAGCAGGTGCTTCAAATAATAGTGCCTCTTCAGGTACTAGTGGTTCTTCAGGTACAGCAGGTACTACAGGAGCAGGAGCTTTATCTAGATCTTCAGGTACATCCGGTACTAGTGGTACATCAGGTACTGCAGGTGCTGATGGTCAAAGTAATATTTCAAGAACAAGTGGTACAAGCGGTACCTCAGGTTCAACAGGTTCTAGTGGTACTACAGGTGCTGCTGGAGCAAGTGCTTTATCTCAATCATCAGGAACTTCAGGTTCAAGTGGTACTACAGGTACTACAGGAGCTGCAGGAGGTTCTCAAACAAGTTCATCTTCTGGTACTTCAGGAACTAGCGGTTCAACTGGAACTTCAGGTACTATAGGAGCTTCAGGAGATAGCAAAAGTTCAGGAACTAGTGGTACTTCAGGATCTACAGGTTCAGCAGGTGCTGCAGGAGGTTCTCAAACAAGTAATTCATCAGGAACTAGTGGTACAAGTGGTACAAATGGTACTGCAGGAGTAGCAGGTTCTAGTAACGCTAGTACATCTTCAGGAACAAGTGGTACTTCAGGTAGTTCAGGTTCAGCAGGTATAGCAGGAGCTAGTGGAGCAAGTGCTTCATCACAATCATCAGGTACTTCAGGTTCTTCAGGAACAAATGGTACAGCGGGTAATGCTGGATCTAGTAACTCTAGTGCTTCTAGTGGTACTGCAGGTACTTCAGGTTCATCGGGTACAGCAGGAGCAGCAGGTGGTAGTAATATTAGTGCATCTTCTGGTACAAGCGGTTCTTCAGGTACTACAGGTACTACAGGTGCTGCTGGAGCTTCTCAAAGTAGTAGTTCATCAGGTACAAGTGGTTCTAGTGGTTCTTCAGGAACAATAGGTGCTGCGGGTGCTAGTAGAAGTAGCGGAACATCAGGTTCTTCAGGTACTACAGGTACTGCAGGTGCTGATGGTGCTTCAGGATTAAGTAGAAGTTCAGGAACTAGTGGAACTAGCGGTTCAACTGGTACTTCAGGTACAGTGGGTGCTTCAGGAGATAGCAAAAGTTCAGGAACAAGTGGTACTTCAGGTTCAACAGGAACTGCAGGAACAGCAGGTGCTGCTGGAGCTTCTCAAACAAGTTCATCTTCTGGTACTTCAGGTTCATCAGGTTCTTCAGGAACATCAGGAACAAGTGGATTATCAGGTGCTGCAGGTTTAAGTGCTGCTAGTGCTTCTTCAGGAACTTCAGGTTCAAGTGGTACTTCAGGTACTGTTGGAGCCGCAGGAGGTTCTCAAACAAGTAATTCATCAGGAACTAGTGGTACTAGTGGTAGTTCAGGTTCAGCAGGCAATGCTGGATCTAGTAATTCTAGTGGTACTGCAGGTACTTCAGGTTCAACAGGTACAGCAGGAGCTGGTGGTGGTAGTAATACAAGTTCAAGTTCAGGAACAAGTGGGTCTAGTGGTTCAACAGGTACTTCAGGTACAGCGGGTG